TTGTTCATTATTGATCACTTTTTGCTAACTCTGGATCTGGATTGTACTCTGCTGTAGATCCGTCGCCTCTAGGAATTTTAATATCTCCTTGAACTGGGTCTAATCTATAACGTTTACCCCAATATCCTCTTGGATAATGATAAGGATCTTCTGGGTTATCAGTTTTTGTTGGCAACGGATTGTTGTTCCAAACTCCATTTATTGTTACTAAAGATGCACCACAAAAACGTTCACCTGAGATTACTTTTTTAACTCCATGACGAGTATTTCCATTATGCATAGCCATAGATCCTGCTTTTGGTTTATATAGATAGTTATAGTCTGGATAGTAGATTTCTCCACCTTCGTAGTCATCATTAAAATAAACTACGGCTCCCCACTTAATTGGACTTTCCATATGCCCTTGATTGTCTATATGTATAAACATCTCTAGTTCATCATCGTTTGCAAAACTTATGCTGCTTGATCCATTAAACATTTTAATTAAATTATGTGGAGATGGAACCCAATCTGCTTTATGGTCATATTCATTAAGAACATCTATAGTTCTCTGAATAATAATGTTTAAAGTAGGCATTACTTTATCCATAACATTCTCGTAGCCAGGATTTAGTTTCATTTGATGATCATTAATTAAACGCTTACCCCAATACTTAAACTCATGCTCTTGCAAATTATCATAATCAAAGTTTCTCATAAATGAGTCTAATAAATTAATTTCTTCTGGTGTTAAAAAGTCTTCAAATATTAAAACATTTCCATTACATTTTTTTTCAAGTTTCATGATAGGTTCCTTTCAATAGCATTCTGTCTTCTAATCATATCGTGTTTTTCTTTAGGCTCAACGATTGACCAATGGTTTGGCTCTACATAAAAAAAGAAAACATTGCAAACTATATTATTTTTTGGATTAGGAAAATCTTCTCTCCAGTGTCTTTGGGCTTCTCCGTAATACAGTAGTGCTTGATTTTCTTGCAGCGTATAGGGAACTCCTTCAACATATAAATCCCAGGGGGTAATCTGATAAACACAAAGGTCTATGCTGTATGTACATGCTGCTACATCTTTATGTTTTTCTAAAGATGCCTGACCATAATACCAAGAGCCAAAGTTAAAAGATGGAATTAATGTATCACTTTCAAAAAAGTTTTTTGCTACTGTAGTTAGTTTATTATGTAGGACATTTAGTAGTTCATTTCCACCAAATTCATATCTATTAAAATCAGTAGAATGTCCCAAAGTTGACTTATCTAAACCTTTAACATATTCTTGTAATTGTTTAAATTCTTTTTTTGATAGCAAGTTATCTATTACTAATGGCTTTTTCATATTGTCTACTCTCCGTATTTCATTTCCATATTTTCTTGTTTTGTCCAGAATGATGCGACTGTGTATCTTATAGAGTTTTTGACTTCTGTTACTCCATGAAGATGTGCTACATCTGCTGGATGAAATGCTAAAGTACCAGCCTTTGGAGTTATATCAAAATTAAAGTTTGGGTAATAGGTGTGTCCACCTTCGTAGTCATCGTTTAGGTAAAGAACAGATCCAAATGCTCTATGAGCATGTCCTGTAATATCTGTGTTGCTCATATCATCTGCATGTGGTGCTTGTTGCATGCCAGGAAACCAGCGTATTACCTGAAGAAGATCAGGATAGATTTTTTCCAGACCATATGATTCTTTAATTGATTGCTGACAACGAACAAGAACGTCGATCATAACATTAGCAGCCTTTTTGTCAAAGACTATCATATTAGTATAATTAATTGTACGATTATTCCAAAATTCATGACCAGCAGTCCGCCATAAGTTTGAAGCAACTGCAGCATTAATTAAATACTCACAATCTTCTTTTGAAATAAAATCTTCTATTATTTTACCATTAAACATTTTACCACTTTCCTATTGGACATTTGGCTGCTTCAAGTTTTGTTTTAACTGTCATCAAACAGCCACATTTTTTACACTGCTTTGTGGTTTTTATTAATTCTGGACAACTTAAACAAGTTTCTAACCTTAGTTTTGCTAATTCTTTATCTGCTGGCTTTGTCATTGGATTAAGAAGATCTAGTGGAGTTACTCCATTTTTTTCTTTATATTGTTGCCAACGACTTTTAGTCATTGTTAATTAACTCATGCCTTAATTTGCTTTGTGCTATTTCTTCCTCTGTCCAAAATGGAGGTAAATGACTAACATCTCCATCAAGAATAACAAACTCATTATTTATAAATTTGGCATTTGGTGCAACAACATATCTCCCATACGCATAAGAATTTAAATCTTTAATTGTTGGACCACTCAATAAAATACTTCCAAAATACTCACTGGTTTCTAATTGTTCAATTTCAACATTATTTTCTAAAATAGAAATAATAATTTTATCTACTAAATTTTCTTGAGTAATTTCAACAAAAGAGTCTGCACGTAAAAACATGTCTGCTGCCCAATTATAAAATGGAGCATCGTAAACAACGTCTTGATCTATAATAAAAGCAAGTGCTGATCCACGTTCATCTGGACTGTCTGTATTCCATAAATAGATAATATCATTATCTGTAAGCATTTTAAACTCCTTTTTTAATAATTATAACACAAACTAACAAGCACGGCAAGTACATGATGAACAACCCACACCCGAACCGCCGCCACAGCAATTTGTGAAATTACATGCATCTGGTACTACAGCAACGTCTGCTGATGTACACCTTGTGTATGGTAATGAAGGTGGTGGAGGTGTTGCAATAATAGGTGGAGGTGTTGCAATAATAGGTGGAGGTGTTGCAATAATAGGTGGTGGAGTTGCAATAATAGGTGGTGGAGTTGCAATAATAGGTGGAGGAGTTGCAATAATAGGTGGAGGAGGAGAAGCCGATGCTGGAGTAACCTGGTTACTTGATGATGAAAAGTCAGAATCTAAAACAGTATTATTTAATTTAACTGTAAATGTATATGCAGTTCCATTTGATAATCCAGTAACTACAATTGGTGATCCAGATCCAGTTTGTGAAATTGAACTAGGAGATGAAACTACTGTATAAGTTAAAGAAGAATTTGGTTTACCTAAATATGTTGGTGCTGTAAATGTTACAGACGCTTGACCATCACCAGCAGTTGCGGTTCCAATTGTTGGTGTTCCTGGTTTACGACCAGCAGAAGATGATACGGGTCCTAGTCTTGACATTATGCAACTAAGTCTCCAAGAACAACCCAAGAGTCGGTAGCACGTTTAATACATACGGCAGATGACCATTGTGCTCTTAATTTTAATCCTGGAGTTCCATTTACCGTTGTAGTTCCAGCATCTGTTGCTGCAATAGTTACTTGTCCTGTGCTTGTTTGTAAAATTGTAATTTGTGCACCTGTTGCAAATGCTTGGTTAGCGTTTGTTGGAATTGATAAGGTAACTGCAGAAGCACTTGACACTTCAACCATTTTTCCATTATCGGCAAGAACAAGTTCATAGGCAACTGTTTGTGGATTAATTGAAAGATTTATAACTGGAGCAGTTAAAGTTTTATTGGTTAGTGTTGCACTATTAGTAAGTGTAACATCTGGGGTCGCCCACGATAATCCTGATGCTGCTGCAGAGTTAGCAGTTAAGACTTGTCCATTACTTCCGACAGATAAAACAGAAAGTGTATCATTTGCTGAAGCAGAAAGTAAATCACCTTTAGCAGCAAAGTCTGTTTTTAATAGTGCAGTTGAAAGATCAATAGCACTTATCTGAGTTTGTAAACTATTAATTGTATAAGCAATAGATGGATTTACAAGGTTTGCTGTATTAGAGTTTGATGGAGTATATGTATAATCTCCATAGTGATATAAACGTAGTGCTGCTTGTATATCAGCGGCATCTGCATACCCTGGAATTTTAGTTGGTATTAAATTACCTATTGATTCTGCTGCCATAGATCACCTCATTAGAATTATATCACATAAGATATATTCTAAGACTCCTCGTCCACTCCTACTATAGTTATAAATAAATGTGTTGTAACTTGACCTTCTAAAACAGCCCAATCCCCATATGGACCAGAATCTACATCGGTTCTATGTTCTACTGCTTTAAAATTTATAACAAGGTCTTCACCATCTCCAACAAGTGCTGGAATACTCATTGAGGCAGCAACTGGATTATCATTTACAATGCTATATTGAACACTAAAATTTTCAGAAATTAGCGGGGTAGCGGTAGATGTAACAATATCTGAAATAGGAATAGTAATAGAAGCCTCACCACCAACATATGTTGTTAAAAAGTTTTTAGAATAAATTGTAGGGTTTAACTCTAGTACTTCAATCCAGGTATTTCCTCCAGGTTGAGAGACATATTGGTATAGGTATCCATAATTTGCTCCTGGTGATGTATTAATATATAAATCATTTAAAAGTGGGGTTTGACCAATTTCTATTATATTTGGATTTCCTACACCTACAAAAACTTGACTTCCACGAGTTCCTTCTGGTCCAAAATCTACTAAAAGTTCTACGGTTTCTGGTGGACCTAATACGGTAATGTCTTCATTATCTAATAAAACATCAGGCATTAGACAGCACCTGTAATATCATCTGTTACAGTTAATTGTCCATTAAGTATGGTATAAACTTGTACACCGTTAGTTATTTGAACATCGTATACATATGATCCTGTTACTAAGGTTCTACCAACTGCTGGAGTGATTGTGCATGTAACAATATCCGTTGTTGCGTTAACTACCGCCGTACAGACAGTTTGAACTCCTGTAGCACCACGAGTTGTTGCAATTGTAAAAGCAGCAGTATATCCTGCCAAATCAAATGCTGAACCACCTGCTGTTTTAGGGCGAACTACAAATTGAAAAGTGTCGCCACGATAGTAACTAAAATTATATGTGCCTGGAAATGCCATTAGTCCTCCTGATCCATTATACCATTAACAAACAGCAATATAGATACCATTTAGAACTATATTACTTTCATTATCTGCCCTGAATTGAATTGCCCCACCTAGTGTTTTAATTCTTTGAGCATCTAGATATATGGTTTGGTTATAGGACATGTCGTATGAGTATTGATATTTTAGGGTTGAAACGTATCCTATTGGAGATTTGCTATAATCTGGAACAAATAGTCTAGCCCAAACCTCTGTATTATTCATATAGGTAGTTATGGTAAAGTCATATCTTACATCTACCTTTGCTCCAATTTTTAAGGCTTTAAAGTTAAAATTTTTTGATTCATTATTCCATAAAGTATTTGCACCGATTGGCATATAGATTTCATTAGATGTTTCTTCGTCTTTCATAAAATTTATAGATACCCATCCGTCATCCCCTCTTTCTGGACCAAGCCTAACTTCACTTAAATTTTTATT